GCAGATATAATTACAACTAAGGATTTATCCGTAAAGGATGTAAGTAAATTAAAAACAGGAGATACTAAAAGAAAGTATAATGTCTCCAAAAAGAGAAAGAAGTAATGGCTAAGAAGAAAAAAGCAGATCAGATAAGAGAGTTATACAATCTTTCTAATAACTGGACACGTAGTCAGTGGCAGTATGTTAACCAGAAAGGATATGAGTTTGCTCATGATGAACAGTTGTCTCATAGTGAGAAGACCTCTCTTCAAGATCAGGGCATGCCTACATTTACAATCAATAGAATACTTCCTGTAGTGGAGATGCTGAATTTCTATGCTACTGCCAACAGTCCCAGGTGGCAGGCTATCGGTATTGAGGGGAGTGATTCTGATGTAGCAGCAGTATTTTCAGATCTTTCTGACTATATCTGGCATCTTTCAGACGGTACTGCACTTTATTCAAATGCAATCAATGATGCAATATGTAAGTCTATAGGATATATCTTAGTTACTGTTGATACAGACAGAGACAATGGAATGGGTGAGGTTATCATTCAACAGCCAGAGCCTTTTGATATTTATGTAGATCCAAAGTCCAGGGATATGATGTTCAGGGATGCATCCTTTGTACTGATAAGAAAAGTTCTTCCGAAAAGCCATGTTATCAAGCTTTTCCCTCAATACAAGAGAAAGATAGGTAAGGCTTCATCATTGGATGGAGATCATTCTTATTCAGAGAGAGCTATTGCAGACAGTGAGCAGAAACTATTCTTGAGAGATGATTCTACTGTAGAAGATGTGGGAATAGACTCTACTGGAGAGCAGGAGCCTACATTGGAACTGTTCGAACTTTATGAAAAGATCAAGATCTCATATGCCAATGTTTTTTACAGGATTCCTCCTGATGAGAAGCAGTTACAAGCTATTCAGCAGCAAGTTCAGGTAAAAATGAAGGAGATGGCTGCTGAGATGGAAGTTGAACTTTTGGAACAGCAGAAACAGATGCAGCAAGCTGTTCAGGAAGGTAAAATGATTCCTGAGAGATATGAACTTGAGATGCAGAAAGCTCAAGAGATGATGGGTCAACAGTTGCAATCTGCTGAACAGGAGTATATGAGCCAACTACAGGCAGAAGCATCAAGGATTGAAAATAAGATTATTTCAGAAAAGGAATATAATATATTGCTGAAGGACGAAACTTTTCAGAAGTCTGTTGTTGATAGTGTGCAGTTTTATGGAACCAGGATCAGACAGACAATATGTGCAGGAGACAAATTACTGCATGAGATTGTATACCCAGAGAATATAGTCGATTATCCTTTAATTCCATTTCACTATAAGTGGACTGGAACTCCGTATCCAGTATCTGCAGTCTCTCCTCTTATAGGAAAACAGAAAGAGATCAACAAGTCTCATCAGATAATGGTTCATAATGCATCTCTTGGTTCGTCATTGAGATGGTTATACGAGGAAGGATCTATTGATCCAGAATTGTGGGAACAGTATTCTTCTTCACCAGGAGCACTCTTGCCAATAAGAGCAGGATCTGAAAGACCAACTCCGATTATGCCAGCTCCGTTGTCAAATGCATTCTTCGGTATTGTCCAAGAGGGAAAGGCAGACATGGAATATTTAGCTGGGATATATTCGTCAATGCAGGGAGACACACAGCAACAGCATGAAACATTCAGGGGTATGCTAGCATTGGATGAATATGGTACAAGAAGAATAAAACAATGGATGAAACATTCAATAGAGCCAGCTTTAAGACAGTTGGGAAAGGTTGTAATGCAGATATCACAATCTGTATACTCAGCCAATAAAAGATTTAGGATCATACAACCATCAGCTATTCAGGAACAGCGTCAGCAGGAGATAAATATTCCCATCTATAATGATATGGGAGAAGCAATTGGTAAATCAATGGACTATTCGGCTGCTAAGTTTGATGTAAGGATAGTTGCTGGTTCTACACTTCCAGTAAACAGATGGGCATATCTTGCTGAACTGAAGGAACTTCTGCAGTTTGGAGTTATAGATGATATTGCTGTACTTGCTGAAACTGATGTAAGGAACAAGGAGCAGATAGCAAAGAGAAAGAGCTTATATGCTCAATTACAGGGACAGTTAGGACAGTTGCAGGAAGCTCTTAAAGATAAAGAAGGTACTATTGAAACTCTTGAAAGACAATTAGTACAAGCTGGTATAAAGGGTAAGGTAATGCAAGCCGAAATGGAGATCACCAAGAAGAAGGAAGAAGTTAAAGGTGACATGAAAGATTCTTACCGTTCAACAGAAGCAAAACAGAAACTTTTGCAAAATGTATTGGTTAATCAGGTGGATTCTGCAAAGAAAGATATATCGAGAGAAACACAATTTGTAAAAAAAGGTTTGCAAAATGAGAATAAAAATAAGTAATATCAGATCAAGCTTAGGAGGCAATAATGGAAGAAACAATAGGTAACCTAGAAGCTACACCGACTGAAGAAGAAGTTGAAAGTGAAGTTTTTAGCTCCTCTGACGGTTTCTTTGAAGCCTTAGAAGAGAATGTAAATGGTATAATAGCCGATGATAACACTGAGGCAACCCAGCAGCAAGTTGGCACCGAGCAGGTAACCCAGCAAGAAACTGTTGGCTCCGATAATGTGGGATGGGATAATGACGGTAATCCCTATAAAAAACGCTACCAAGACAGTAGCAGAGAAGCCGTTAAGCTGCGAGACAAGTATAAAGAGGTTGAACCTTTTGTGCCTGTTCTTGAAGCAATGAAAAACGATAGCGGACTAGTCGAACATGTTCGTGAGTATCTGGTAAATGGAGGTAATACTCCCAAGAGTGTACAGGACCAGTTGGGATTAGATGAGGATTTTATGTTTGATGCTAATGAAGCAATGACAGATCCAGATTCTGATTCAGCAAAAGTTCTGAATGCTCAGGTAGATAAAGTCGTTCAGCGTAGAGTAGGGCAGATATATAAGTCTGAAAAAGCTAATGCTGCAAAAATGCAACATGAAGCATCACGACAAGCGATGGAAAGTGAGTTCAAGGAAAAAAGAAGTATGACTGACGAGCAGTTTCAAGTTTTCAGAGAGAAAGCTCAGAATCATGTTCTTACACTTGAAGACATTGACTATCTCTTAAATCGAGATCAAGCTAATGCAAATGTTGTCCAATCTACAAAGAATGATATGCTTACCCAGATGAAGAACGTAAGAAACATACCGACATCCGCTAGTGGAGCTAACAGCCAGACCGAAGAGAAGAATCCAGATAATGCGTTATTTGATGGAATCTTAGGTCTGGATGGTGATTTAGACAACCTGTTCGGATAGATTTAAAATATAAAGCCATTTCGGCTTAAAGTTTATTCGAACTTAAAATAATAAGGAGTTCGATATGTCTGATTTTTTATCGGTCATAACACCGAATACTAATCTAAGTGTATCGGATTTTGATGGGCGTGGCCCAGGTGACTCAAGTGGTTTAGCTACTGGAGATATACGTAGAAAGTATAACTTTGGTAGTCGAGTATCTGAGCTAGCAATTCCTCAAGATCCGTTCTTTAGATTCGTTAGTAAGGTGTCGAAAAAAGCGACAGACGATCCTCAGTTCAAGTTTTCTGAGAAGCGTCCTTCGTTTCATAAAAGATATGCATATGTAATGGGATATGTAGGCAGCGATGGTGCTGATGACTTTACCAATGCAATTATAGAAGCATATAATGATGGTGGGACAGGTTCAAGTGTAGCGGTAGATGATACAGTAAAACTGTATATGGCTGGTGATTACAAAAGTGCTGGCAATGTGCAGAATGTATTTGGCAATACAGCTAATAAAGTAGATGTTGGTGCAAGTGGTACAACGCCTCAGTTCTTTCTTCCAGGACAAATAGTTAAGATACCTACGATGACAGCTGATCAAAATGCGAGTGCATCTTGGGGTAAAAGCTATATGTTAGTAAGGATTACAGAAGTAGATAACTCACCACAATCTGGTGCAGCTATTGATAGTAAGTATCCTTCTCTCATAACTGCTAAAGTTGTCAAGGCAACTGACTCATCTTATGTAGATTATGCTGGTTGGTGGACAGATGATTTTAGTCCAGGCGATGCAGACGGTGATGAAGCAGTTTCTGATCAAAGTATAGCACTTAAACTTGAGAGAGCTAGAAGTTACGTAGTAGGTTCAGCTTTTCAGGAAGGATCTGGTTTTCCAGAGACTTGGGTAGATCAACCTTACTCATCCAATCATGGTGTTACTCAGATTTGGAAAACTTCAATGGCAATGACCAATACGGCCAGAGCTACTGTATTGAAGTTTGAACCAAATGAGTGGGCACGTGTATGGAAGGAAAAGTTGGTTGAGCACAAGTGGGATATTGAAACATCATTACTATTTGGTAGTCAGTATGAAGATTCTACAAATGGAATCAATTATACTCAAGGCGCAGTAGACTATATTACTAGTTTTGGTAATACATTCAGTCTAGATCCTGCTACTAAGAGTCAAGATAGTTTTCTTGATGATCTATCTAATTACTTAGACCCAAGGTATAACAATAGTAAAGCAACAATATTCTTCTGTCAAACGGCAGTATATAATTGGTTGCATAAACTATCTGGATACTTTGCAAATAATGTTGGTATGGTAGTTCCTGGATCAGGATCTACGACACCTAACCCAGGTGTTGGTACTGATGCTGGTAATGGATATGCTGAAATGGTAGGTGTAGGTAAGAAGAAGATTCTTGGTGTTGATGTCACAACAATCTCAACTGTATATGGAGATATGAATGTTGCTCGCAATATTCACCTCGATGGTACAAGTGTGAAGATGCTAGGTATCAATATGAAGAACTGTGCTTACAGGCCTCTAGTTGGTAATGGTATTAATCGTGATACTTCAGTCTACGTAGGAGTTCAAACTTTAGAGAACTCAGGAGTCGATCGTAGAGTAGATCAAATCTTAACTGAAGCTGGCATGGAATGGTCA